GTTTTAATTAGCACCCCCACCCCCCTTTCTATTTTTCTTAGTAGAATAGCCCTAGGACGGCCATAGAAAGCCGCTGAGAGGTGTTTAGGAGTCCCTGCCCCCACTATAATATATTTTTTTTAAACGCTCTGAGGGGCTTTCCTACTATCCGTAGTACAATGACCGTGTATTTTTTCGTATTCTTTGTGGGCATCTGTCTTCGTAGTAGATTTGGTGGCGCTTGTAGCTTTTATCTTGGCATGTGTAGGTGCATCTGCGTACTAACACGTTAGACCTGCCGTCCATGTAGGACATTGTTACACCCTGCATTGACAGTTGACAGATGATTAACGCGGCTTCTGCTAAATGTAGCACTGCCTACCTCAAATTTATCTATATGTAGATTATATATAGTTATTAGTATAATATATTTATTAGTCTTAGTCTAATTATTAGTAAAACTACTTATTAGGCAAGGCTTGGCGATACCTCCCATGCATCGCGGGCGGGCGTTTTACCTCTTTGGCGTCCGCCCATTTTGGGGAAGGAGTGGGAATGTCAAACGTGATTAAGTTTCCAGAGCAACCAGCAATGGATTCCACCAGTGACGCTTCAGAAATGTTTGAGGACATTTCAAAGCAGGACAATCTTTCACAGGCTGTGGTTCTTGGCTGGACAAAAGACGGGCAACTTTTTGTTGCAAGCAATATGAGCGAGGGGCCAAGTATGCGATGGCTACTGGATGTCGCTCAGGTATTTCTTGACGAAGATGTGTTGACTCAATGAATGTCACTTGGGTCTTTGTGGTTTATTCCATTGCGTCAGGAAACGTGCCTCATAATTATGAGGAGGTGTCCGCAAGATTTCATACCAGCCTAGAAGAGTGTGCCGCAGAAGCAGTGGCGCACAACGCTATGATTGAGCCTAAATACGCTTCTGCTTGTATGCCGATAGTGGAAGACTGATATGCAACCCCAAAAAATTAAAAATTTAATAAACAGGCTACCGCCAGAAGAAAAGGCCGACCTTCTTAAAAAGCTAGAACTCCTCAACGAAAAGAAGACACAAGAAAAAGCAGAGCAAAGCTTTCTGGATTTCGTTGAAACCATGTGGCCCGCTTTCATCAAGGGCGACCATCACGAAATAATGGCTGATGCATTTGAACGTGTCGCCAGTGGTGACCTCAAACGTCTTATCATCAACATGCCACCCCGACACACCAAGTCAGAGTTTGCATCCTATCTCTTTCCGGCATGGTTCTTGGGCAAGTATCCAGAAAAGAAAATAATCCAGACTGCTCACACGGCAGAACTTGCTGTTGGCTTTGGCCGTAAAGTCAGAAACCTGATTGGCAATGACGACTACCAGAAAGTCTTCAAGGGCATAGAGCTATCATCTGACAGCAAGGCGGCAGGACGCTGGAACACAAACAAGGGCGGAGACTATTTCGCTATTGGTGTTGGCGGTGCAGTCACGGGTAAGGGTGCTGATGTTCTGGTTATTGATGACCCCCACTCCGAACAGGAAGCGGCACTGGGCCAATACAACAAGGATGTCTACGACAAGGTCTATGAGTGGTACACCTCTGGCCCACGTCAGCGACTGCAACCCGGCGGCGCTATCATTATCGTGATGACGCGCTGGTCATTGCGCGACCTGACAGGTCAGATAATTAAAAACTCAATCCAGAAAGAGGGCGCAGGCGAATGGGAAGTAATAGAACTCCCAGCTATTCTTCCATCAGGAAAGTCGCTATGGCCCGGATTCTGGAAACAGGAAGAATTAGAATCATTAAAAGCTGAACTGCCAGTATCGAAATGGAACGCACAGTATCAGCAGAACCCGACATCGGAAGAGGGCGCACTCATCAAACGTGAGTGGTGGCAGGAATGGACACAGTCACAACTGCCTGAGTGTGAAGCAATCATCCAGTCATGGGATACGGCTTTTCTGAAAACACAACGCGCTGACTATTCTGCGTGTACGACATGGGGAATATTCAACTGGCCTGACGAAGACGGAAAGACCATTCCCAATCTTATCCTGCTGGACAGCTTCAAAGAGAAGCTGGAGTTTCCAGACCTGAAGCGTGCGGCCTATGACAAATACTGGGAGTGGGAACCTGACCAGATGATTATTGAAGCCAAGGCTTCAGGTTCCCCATTGATATTCGAGCTACGCGCTATGGGCATACCCGTAACTGAGTTCACACCCTCAAGGGGTCAGGACAAGATTGCACGGGTAAACGCCGTAACGGATTTGTTTGCCAGCGGTGTGGTGTGGTGTCCCCCGACAAGATGGGCAGACGAAGTTATCGAAGAATGTGCCTCGTTCCCATCGGGCGACCATGATGACCTAGTTGACTCCACCACGCAGGCGCTATTAAGATTTCGACAAGGTGGATGGATTAGGTCAACAATGGATGACTGGGATGACGAACCAGTGTATCGTAGACCAGTTAGTTATTACTAAGGTGTAATCATGGGCAGTTACAGAGGCGGCAGGCAAAGCGCAAGTATGGCTGGCGGCAAGGGTGGAGGTTACAACGCGAACCCCTCACTGCGGCAACAGCAAATGAGATTGGTGCCGTCCTATGTTAGCCCTAGAACAGCGCCCCCTGTGCAAACAGCAAGTAGTGGCAAAGGTGGCGGCAAGGGTGGTGGCTTCTTCGGTCAGTTCTTCGATGAAGTTGCGGCTAAACAGAATCTTATGCGAGAAAGAGAACTGCAAACCTACAACCCTTTGACGCAACCAACCTATGCTCCGCCGCCTCAAATGAACGAGAGGCGTAGCTTTACGCCCCCACCACCTATGGGATTTTATGGTGGCTATGGTGGCTTTGGAGGCCCATCGCCAATGGGAGTTTATGGCGGTTTCGGAGGCCCATCATTTTATGGTGCTTTTGCAAATCCATATTCTTACGACAACTTGGGCCGTGGATTCATGCCTATGGTGCAACCTTTTTCCCGAAGCAATCAAGGGTATCAAAATCTTATAGGTAATCAGCCCGCATCAAATTCTTATAAAACCACACCGGAACCTCTACCTACCGCGCCGATAGCGTCCCCACCCGCACAAGAAATGACTTTGCTTTCCAATCCACCCGTTGCCCAGCCAAAGGGTTTTCTTTCCGGCCAGACCGTTACTGGGTTAGGCCAATCGGCATTTAATCCGGCCAGACAAACTCAAATGTCAGCTTTTGGCAGTATGCGTAATCCGTTTAATATGTTCACCAGTTTCATTAGGTAAAACAAATGGCAATAGAAAAAAAGATGGAACCCTCTGACATAGAGATTGAGGGTGGACAGAACATAGAAATAGAGGTTGTTAACCCAGAGGCCGTGTCCGTGGAAACGGAAGACGGCGGACTGCTGATAGATTTTTCTGGAGAGATTGCAGACGAAATACTTGGCCCAAGCCATGACGCAAACCTTGCAGAATTTATTGATGAGGGAGACTTGCAGTCAATGGCCTCGGAGCTTGTTGGCGACTTCGATGGTGACCGCATGTCCAGAAAAGAATGGGCAAGAAGCTACGTCAAAGGGCTAGACCTTCTGGGAATGAAGATTGAAGAAAGAAGCCAGCCGTGGGCAGGCGCATCGGGTGTGTTTCATCCAGTGCTGACTGAAGCGGTTGTAAGGTTTCAAGCACAGGCTATGGGTGAGTTGTTTCCTGCATCTGGCCCCGTCCGCACCAAGGTGGTTGGCAAGCAGACGATGGAAAGAGTTCAGCAAGCCAAGCGTGTAGAAAACGAAATGAACTATCTCCTGACAGAGGAGATGACTGAGTACCGCGACGAGCTTGAGCAGATGCTGTTCCGGCTACCGCTTGCAGGCTCCGCATTTAAAAAATCATATTACGACCCAATCAGAAAACGCCCCGCGTCCATGTTTGTTCCGGCAGAAGACTTTGTTGTTTCTTACGGCGCTTCTGATTTAGCAACGTGTCCAAGATACACCCATGTGATGAAGAAAACGTCCAACGAGGTGGCAGAGCTTATCTTTAATGGCTTCTATAGAGACACGGAACTGCCAGACCCAGAGCCAGATTATTCAGACATTCAGGAAAAGTATGACGAGCTTGATGGCGAAGAAGCGGTAATAGAGGATGACGACAGGCATACCTTGTTGGAGATACACACCGACCTGCTTATGCCGCCGCCATTTGACGAACCAAACGGGTTGGCCTGTCCTTATGTAATAACCGTAGATAAATCGTCGAGAACGATTCTATCTATTAGAAAGAACTGGTATGAAGATGACCCTGAGAAACAAAAAAGACTCCACTTCACACACTACAGATATTTGCCCGGACTCGGCTTTTATGGCACCGGACTCATACATCTCATCGGTGGCCTCGCAAAAAGCGCCACTTCTATATTACGCCAACTCATCGACGCGGGAACGCTCTCTAATCTTCCGGCTGGCCTCAAGGCTCGCGGACTTCGCATCAAGGGTGATGACTCGCCGCTAATGCCCGGAGAGTTCCGTGACGTTGATGTTCCGGGCGGAGCAATCAAGGATGCGATTACATTTATTCCATACAAAGAACCCTCAAGCGTTCTGTATCAACTTCTAGGAAATATCGTAGAAGAGGGTCGGCGCATTGGTTCTGTTGCCGATGTCCAGATAGGCGACCTAAACAATCAAGCTCCCGTTGGCACGACCTTGGCGCTGATGGAACGCTCAATGAAAGTGATGTCAGGTGTGCAAGCCAGACTTCATGCTTCGTTGAAGGCAGAGCTACGGCTCATCGCAAAAATTGTTTTTGATTTCATGGGGCCAGACTACGCCTATGAAACAGAAGAGAAGTCAAACCGCACAGAAGATTTTGATGGCAGAGTTGATGTTATTCCCGTTTCAGACCCAAACGCATCTACGATGTCTCAAAGGGTGATGCAGTATCAGGCCGCATTGCAACTCGCCCAGCAGTCCCCACAGTTGTACGACATGGGCAAACTGCACAGGCAAATGCTAGAAGTTCTTGGCATCCCTGATGCTAAAGAAATTATCAAACTGCCTGATGAGGTATCACCCGCTGACCCCGTAACTGAAAACATGCGTATCCTAAAACAGGAGCCAGTCAAGGTTTTCAAATATCAAGACCACGAAGCGCACATTCAGGTACACATGGCTTTCATGCAAGACCCGAAAATACTACAACTTGTAGGCCAGTCTCCATTTGCACAAGCCATACAGAATCAAATGGTGGCGCATATCACTGAGCATGTTGCCATGTTGTATCGAAACAAAATTGAAAAAGAACTTGGTGTGGCTATGCCAGATGAGGATGCACCACTACCGGAAGATATTGAGTTGGAGCTTTCTCGCGTAACCAGAGAAGCCGCGCAAACATTGCTTGGCAAGAGTCAGGCAGAAATGCAGGCAGAGCAAGCCGCCGCACAACAGGCTGACCCGCTTACACAAATTCAACAGGCAGAGCTACAAATGAAGCAGGACGAGCTTCAGCATAAAATTAATATGGATGTTCAGAAGTTAGAGCTAGATAAGCTTTCCAAGGCCGCTAACATTCAGGTTCAGAAAGAAAGAATTGAAAGCGAAGAAGAGCGAGAGGTTGCACGGATTCGGGTGAGAGGCGCAGAGATAGGCGCAAAGCTAACAACAGAAGAAGAGAAAAACCAAACTGCAACTAAAAAAATACGGGCAGACCTTTTAAAAGAAGGCTTGGCTACAGGAAAGAGTTTAGCAGATGACCAAACCAACGGTGAATAGCTTGGACAAGCGTGTTGCGGTTCTTGAAGAAGTCTACGAAGAGCGGTGGCTTGAAACTATTAATCGCATCAAAAGGCTTGAGGCTGTTCTCGTAGCTTCAGCAGGTGCAATCATAACTTTGCTACTGGTGCAAATAATCAATGTCTGACCCATACCTAGAATTGATTAGAACTAAAGTCCGCGAATACATGAATGAGTGCGCCGACCATCTCGCTGGTGGTGGCGCACAGAGCTACGAAGAATATAAATTTATATGCGGTAAGGTGGAAGCCCTTGCTTTGATTGAGCGAGAAATATTAGACCTCTCACAAAAACTCGTAGACGAGTAGTTGCAAAACTAAAAAAGTTCATATAGTTTTTTCTTACGAGGGCAATCCTCGCAAGGACTGCGGGCCTTTACCCGTTGCAAGGTGAGAAAATGTATTCTGCTGAAATAAAAGATTTAGATTTTGAGAGACTGAAAAAGTCCAAAACATTCCCCAAACCTACTGGTTATAAATTATTAATTGCCATGCCAGCCTTGGAAGAAAAAACCGAAGGCGGTATTTTTATTCCTGATGCTATGAAGGAAGCTGAAAGCACAGCGTCTGTTGTGGGCTTGGTCGTAATGATGGGTGACATGGCCTATCAGGACGAAGACAAATTTCCAACTGGCCCATATTGCAAAGAAAGCGAGTGGGTAATATTCCGCTCTTACTCTGGCACAAGATTTAAAGTAGAGGGGCAGGAGTTCCGTTTAATTAACGATGATACTGTCGAGGCCGTTGTTACTGACCCACGGGGAGTTAAACGAGTATGAGCGAAACAGCAAAAGAAGATATCGTAGATATCAATACGGAACCACAGGTTATTGAAACGTC